TCTACCCTTCCAGAAATCCAAGAGTTTATTTCTTCTGCCGACTCATCTTGCCTATCCATTAAGTCGTAAATCATTCCGGTAGTTTCAAACAGGATCGCTGCCTGCTTCTCATCGGTTAGGGAGCCATTCTTGTATAAATAATATAGCATCTGCTCTTCTTTTTTGTGAGGAAAAGAAGACCTTCTCATTCTAAACATTCTTTCATACACTGCAAATGGCTGATCGTCATTTGCCTCTGGGAACCCCTGGTACAAGGCTCCAATGTCCGTCGGTAAAGATGGCAAAAAGAACATTGGTGTTCCAAAATAGTCTGGCAGCTCTAGCTGGATTTTTTCTGAAAGGTACTGATTAATAAAAACTGCGGGGTTAGACACCGGTCTTGACATTATAAGGCCCTTCTAGATATCCACTTATAGCCTACAGCTATTCCTGCTGACCTTCCTCCACGCTTGCCCCTATTAAGATTACTCTTAAATGGTTGTGGATTTTCTAGATGGTCTAAAATTCCTGTTAATCTTAAAAAAGACTGAGTAAAGTATTGAGAAAAGAATTGGTCAAAAACTCTTTCGTAGGATCCAGCTACAGCGGGGCCTCCGGGGTTTTCTACAGTGATAGGGTTTTTTGTAAAAACTTTCTGCCCATTATCGTCAAAAACCAAAACCTCAGAGGATACCGGCCTAATGGTTATTCCGATGCCGTTTTCCATAATCTCTGCTTTGTTATAGAAAGGAGTTTTGGATCCAGATTTTATGCTTGTAGATTGCCTAAACGTAGATCGAAAAGAAAGACCAATCCCTGTTGCCGCATACTCGATGTCGAATAATCGTGCCTCGGGGCTTCCTGTTTGGGTCCACTCATATATGTGATGTAATGCTTGGGGGTTTCCCCTTGCGCTTGCGTCTATAAACTCTCTTAGCCCATGTATTACTTCTTGCCCAATATTTTCTAACAAATTCTTTTTACCCTGCTGAACTCCATCCAAAAATCCGGTAGAGTAATCTATGATATTCTTCATGTCCCTTGCAAAAGCTTTCGAATTAAAGTTAACCTTTATCATTACAAGATCCCCTGATTTTCTGCTCTGCGCAATATGATGGTGTGATGTTCTATTTTTCCAAAGGGGTTTACGAATGGCTGAACGGTAGCCACGTCAAAGATCGTAGGAGCATTGTTTCTTTTTCCGGCGGTTTCAAAGTAATAGGGAGAGCCGTCAGAGTTTCTGATATTAGTAATTAAAATATTTGTTATAGCGTTGTTTTCACGGCCTGAAGACACCCTGATGTCTGATCGTACCCGGGCTATCAGCATTGAGTCTTGGGTTAGGTCTATGTTTACGATAAGATCTTCTTTTGTTTTTGCCCCGGCTCGGATAAAATTCCCAGCTATTGTTCTGTCGAGCAACCAAGTTTTAGCCAGACTACCGTAGGCCCCTTTTTCTATTGTGGGATGATAAACGTCTGCGAGCATGGGAAACATGAAATCAGTAGACTCGCAGTTAATCATTACAACACTCCGACAATACGAATTGACTTTGCGTACTTTGACAAAATCTTATCGACAATCATGTTGCCGGTACCTTCGAAGACCCTGTCATCAAATTTAATTTTAAACTGATCGGTGTTGTAATCTTTAATGTATCTTCCAGCATAATCTAGCCGATTACATTTAATGTCTTCGATTAGCAAAGCCGCTGCCCTTGAAATTTCTGAAGGAACTTTTTTGTAACCAACCTCCAGGTGTAAGGTGTAGTCAAAGGTTCTTGAGAAACCCCGGTATCCGAACTGCATATCCCAAAGATCTGACACCGCCTGCGGAAGCATCAGGTTTGCCCCCTCAGCCCTGTTAATCTGTCCACTATAATCTATGGTAATAGCGGTCTTGTCGCCAGTTATTTTGTAAAGTAAAGAAGAGTTCTCTATGTCTTCTACGTCATACATTAAGACATTGTTTTCGTATAGCTTGTTAATTTTTTTAGCGTCTACCCAAAGAGGCAGGTAGTCAGCCCCCAGGCCAGTCATACCTATAACTCTTTTTTTATAATAAAACCCTTCAATAACCACTGCGTCAATGATGGCTCTGGCAAGTTCTTCATGTCTGGTGTATTCCGTTACCTCTGAAAAGTTTGTTCCAAGAGTTTCAGGATTTACGTATGGCCTAACAACCGTGAAGTAGTTTTCTGCACCATCTATTGTTACTTCATATTCTGAGTCATACTCTTTAGAAAATAAGATGGTAACTTTTGAGTTACCGTCGGAAGTCACGGTGCCCTCTTCTAGGGAGCCATCAGACAAATCAAAGGACTTGTATGGGTATTCTGTAACGGGCTCAGATACATCAATAATTGCCTGTGGAACTACCGATGGTAGTCTTAATATTTCCATGTCTTATACACCAAACTGTGATGCAACCTCTTCTGGCGTAGCCTCTCTCACGTGGTTACGAGTAAGCCATTTTTCTGATTGTTCTTTTGTTACGATATTATAACCCTTGGATATTTTACCTACACCAATCCAAGAAACATTGCGATCAGAATAAACAGCCACGGTTGGCTTTTTTTGCCCCGCTTTAGCGGATGGCTTTGTGCTTGCCACAGATGTTCCAATAGTATCGGAAACATCTTTAGACTCTAGCGATCCCTTTTTAGATCCAGACGAAGATTTTTCGGGAGAGCTAATTAGATCATTCTTTTTTTCTTCTTGCTCTTTTACCTGTTGCTTATACTTATTAAGCAAACCCTGGGGAATTGACGGCTCTCCCGGCATAGCTGTTGCTAAATCTACTTTTTTGGGTGTCTTTTTGTTTGACATATTTTCCCCTTTTCTCTATATCAATTATATCAGAATATAAATAATAAAGGGGCGGAGACAAATGTCCCCGCCCCAATATTGGGTTGTTAGCTAAGGCTTAGGAATCAGCTGCTGCATCGGCAAATGCAATAGCGTCTTCTTCTTCCCACTGAATACCAAACCGCACAAAGACGGTGTACTCAACAGTATCTTTCTTAGCAACATATTCACGGTTAACGGTAATGTCCCGCTGGAAACCCCAAATACGGTTAGCTGGGAATGTCAAGTCGACATATCCAGCTGGGTAGTAAGGAACTTCCATAACATCCACACCGAGGACACGAGTGGTGCGAGCTGCACCGAATGTCTGGCCCAAACCGTCAAGGTAGGACTGTGTGTTTGCTGCGGTGTTACCATTGTTACCCAAAGCTTCAGCAATTGCATCGGCTAGAGTACCATTGTTCTTGACAATTCCCTGGAATACATCGGTTCCCGCATAGAACTTAAGGTTGTTCTTAAGTGCGCGGTATTTACGAGGCATAGCAAGGATGATGTCCTGCATAACGTCTGGAGTCCAGGCATCGTTAGTAACGGTTACAACAGCCTCATGTGCATCGCCACCGGTAGTGGCTTTGTTAACGAAACCGTCCATGATGGACAGGAAGTTTCCTGTTGCTCCATCACCGTTAATAGCAAGATCCTCGATGTCATTTGCGAATGCATTTGTCATCAATCGGACAATGTGGTCTTCCAGAGCAGCACCTTCGACGTTGTCTTCTAGCGCTTCTGCTGTGACTTCCCAGTCCAGACGGATCTTTTTGGTGGTTAGCTCTACCTTAGCAAAGGTAGCACCAGTATTGGTATAGTTACCAGTACCCTGTGAAGCTGCACGGATAACGCGCTCCCCCACATTGACCTTTTCGAGCTCCATGGTGTTTGCGCGCATAGTTACGCGGCGACCATCTTTGGCGAGAACAGTTCCATCCCAAACATAATCGATAAAACGACGTGCTTGTTCTGGACGTAGAATACCACTAGCTGCATCACCCGAAGGATTTACGGCATTGGCTCCACTTGTCACTCCAAACGCGGCTGTAGGGATGTTTCCCAATGTGCTTTCGCCTGGGTTAGTTACCCCTCCGATGCCACCAGATGCAAATCCACCTTGAGCCTGGAAGCTACCAGGAGTTGTCCCTCCTAGTTCACCAGATTCACCTGGCTGATTCTTTTTAATATCTTCCGACATTTTGTCACCTCCTAAGTGATTGTTTAATTGAATAAATCGGCAGTTTTGAGGAAACGACCGCCCCATAGGGATTTTTCAACCATATCTGGTTGATCCTGCACGATCTCGCCTAGATCGCCAGACTTGCGGAAGGCTGTGTCCTGCTCTACGGCATCAACACGCTTTCCAAACTCATCAAACTGGCCCTTTGTTTCTGAAATCTCGTGCTTGGCTGCAGAGACTTCCTCGGATACTCCAGTAATTGATTTCTTTAAAGCATTGACCTCTTCGTGAAGGGACTTCACGGTCTCTGCTAGATCGCTAAAGGCTGATGTAATGGCATCTTTGATATCGGCAACTGCACTTACAGCAACGTTATCTGATTTCAATACCTCAGCAGCTTCTTCGACAACCTCGTCAGCTTTTTCAACTGTTTCGGTCTCAGCGGTCTCAGACTTTTCAATCTCGACCTCTGCATCTGCATTGTCTGCCTTTTCGACATTTTCAACGCTTTCAGCTGCGGCATCTGCCTCTGGAGCGACCTCGTCTGATTTTTCTACAACCTCTTCGAGGTTACTTGTTTCATCAGTCATAGGACTTACCTCCTTATTAATCTCAATTGTGTTAATGCCTTTAGCACTATCAATCAAGAATTTTATCATGTCTGCTTTTTGATCGTCATTTTTTTCAACAAATCCGATATTTGACATTGGCTTATTAGTGGTGGGGCTAAGCTCTGTTTCGAGTGAGGATACCATTACGAGTCCACTTTCCTCATCCCAAAAAATATTTTCAAGAACTGTTTCTGGGCCAATTGTTTTTACAACGTCTACCCCGTCAATTTTTTCAATAGAAAGAATGTTCGCAAATTGATTGGCTGGATTGTCAACAAGGGAAAGTTCTACAAGATCGTACTCTTTTATGATACGAATCTGAGAGTCCATCTTTTCATCATAAGCGTCATCCCACTTATTCATCTTGCCCCCAATAGAAAAGCCCGACAAGGTTCCGTCTAGAACTTTTTCCCAGGTGTCCTGTGCGCCTTTAGAGACATAAGCAGAGACATATACTCCACTATAAAACTTTTTGCTTTCTGGATCAAAGTATCTATCTTCTTTGAAGGATACCATTTTGCCAACAGCAGATGGTTGGTGCATCTCACGGATGTTCCCCCGGAATCTTGCGAAGGCATCCATGCTAGCTTCAGAGGTAACGATGTCTGCCTGCTTGTCTACATTGTCCAATGTTGCAAAGCCAGCAACAATTCGCCTCTCCACGTCGACCTTGCTGAAGGGGACGGAAAAGCGAACAGAGTCTCCCTCTGTATTCCATTGCGATTTAAACATAGTCATACTCCACTAATTATAACATGCATTTTTAAAACTAACAAATTAATAACTATTGAGATGATCTTCCCTCACCCTGAGCATTTCTGCCCTGGGTTGTTGCAGATCCGTCTGACTGGTTGTTAGCCCTTTCTGCGTCTCGCTCTCTATTCCCAGCAGCATTCGCCCTAGTATCTGTAGCCTGCCTGGGACTCATTTCAAAAGGATCATCCCCGTCTTGTCTTTGTGGAAGCCCCAGTTGAGTCCTGGCTTCGTTAGGAGTCATGATCTGCATCTTGACATACCGCTCAAGAATCTGAGACTGTGAGATCTCATCTGTAAGAGTAAGTTCTTTAAACTTAAAATCTAGGATGTCTGTTCTTTCTCGAACGATCTTGTTGATAACTTTCTCTAAGTTCTTTTGAGCTGGCCTAGCTACCTGCTCCTTAAAGGTCCTATCTTGCGCTAAGGCGGAGGCAATACTTGAAGAGTCAGACCCACCAATTTTAGATAGTGGGACCTGGTGTGCCATTAAGACGTTGTCTCTGTTTTGCTTAGAGTATTCCTTAAAAGAACTTTCCTGAATGCCACTCTCAATTGGCTCCATTTTAAATTCAACCTTGTTGTTGTCCGTGTCTGGAGGCAAGGGGATATAGAGAGTTCTGTGAGATTGTCCTTTAAGGCTTGTCTGCAAAAATCTAAACATTTTATCCTCCGCATCAGAAGATAGCTTGGCCCCCTTAAGGGTTACAACATATCTGGGAACGGCCTTGTTTCCAAA